CTGACTTAGCGCATGAGATCCCAGCCCCGGCACATTTCAAAACCGCCGCACCCCATTGGACAGGATCGCTTTCATCCTGCAAGCCGACCGTATCAGCGAAGGCGTGCGCTGGCGCCAAGCACCACAGGACAGCGATCAGACGAGATAGGCGCCGCATACCTCATCCCCACTCGTCTGGGCATCGACCCAGAGTTTATTTAAATCGTCCATGTCGATCACGACGGGCGCGCTCCCAGGAATCAAGATGATGCCTTTGATGCTTCCATTCGCTGCGACGACCGTAGAATCACCGATGACCACTGGATTGGTATTCCCGAGGTCGGCCTGTAGCCACACTTTTCTACAAGGAGTCGACGACGCAGCGATTCGCACGGCGGTTCCAGCGGTCGTGATGGTCTTGGTGAAGGGTACGAGTGGTGCAGTGACCGACGCGCTGGACGGTGGCATGATGATGACGTAGGCGCGTCCTGCTTCGCCCTGCCACTCTTTGCCTACCTGCACGCCGTCGGATTCTTTGAGCAGAATCTGCATCTTAGCCCGCTAACTGCGCGATCCTCGCCTTGGTCTCGGCGATCTGAGAGGTAATCGCGGAGAGTTCCTTCTGCTTGGTTTCCAGATCGCGCAGGACGGCCTCTTTGGATTGACGTAGCGTTTCGATCTCCTGGGCGACGTCCGACTTCTTCCGGTTCGCTTCTGCGACGATCACCTCTCCATCCAGCGTAGCTTGCCCTCGCGTCTGGTTGGCCTGCCGGTTCGCCTCCGCCACAATCGATGTCGCCGACGCCTTGGTCGCCTCTACGCTCTTCAGGACATTCTCCAGCGCCATTTGTGCGACTCCCATCGCGGCCGTGGCCTTGGTTTCATCCTCGCGTGCCTGCATCTTTCTGGTGAGGGCATTCCGCTCAGCCTCTTCGAGGCTGCCAATGCGACCCAACGCCTCCGAGACCTCCAGGATTGCGCGGAACTTCGCCGCCAAAACCTGCAGATCGTGTGAGGCTTTCAGAATGTCGCTCATCTCCCCACCCGTACCAGCAGCGCGATCGTCAACTTTGTTGACGGCCCGCCGCCCTCCACACGAGGCCGGATCATACGGCACAGCTCCCGGACGCCACTGAACCCTGTCTGCTTAAACGCCAGGAACAGCCCGTCGTGGGTACAGAGCGCATGGTAATGCGTCCCGTCATTCGATCCCTCGATGAGGACCGATGCCCCGTCCAACTCTCCATCGATCTGCACGCTCCGCTCTGCCCCCTGACTGATGTCCTCTTCCTGCCCAACGCTTCCAGCCCCTAGAGCCCAAATCGTGAGGAAGCTGGAACGGCCAATGCCAGCCCGGGATGGAATCGTCGGATCCATCTCAGGTGAATCGTCCGACGGCGATGACATGAACAGCCGCTCCGGTCGTGATCTGCCACGCTCCTGATGCGCTCCTGAGCCCGAGCTCGATCACGATGGTGTGCAGATCACTCAGCGTCCCTGACACAAAGACGTTGATGGCTGTGTCGCTTCCATCCTTGATGGCAACCGTGCCAGCCGAAGTCGTTTCTGGCACGATGATGAGCCGCTCCAACACGTCGCCAGCGCGCCCGGTCGGCCCAAGCGATTGCGTCGACTGCGACGCCGCGACCAGTTCATAGTCCGTATGAGTGACGGCCATCAGATCACACTCCCTCCTGCCTCAGTGCTAACAGAACTCGCCTCTGGCTCCGCGATGCGCGGTTGTCCTTTGCCGATGACATTGAAATGCGCCGGCTTGCTCTCCGGCAACGATTCCTCAACCTTCTCCATCCATTTCTCGGAGAACTGTCGTTCTGGTGGAATCATCACCGGCTTTCCGTTGCGCACTGTTTCCACCGGAATTAATGCAAACACATCCCCACCACGACGACGGACATGGTGATAGAAACCCACCCATGTATCCGCTTCGCCCTTCGCTCGCACTTTCATCTCCCCTCCTTGTTGGGTGCGGGGAGGGCGCCGAGGTTCCCCCCGGCGCCGCGTCCCTCATCCTCAGCTGATGGTGATGTTGTCCGGGTACACGTTCCGGATGTCGATCCCTGCCTGCGGCACCAGATGCGCGCTGACCGTGATCGTCGGTGTCGTCCCTGTCACATCGTAACGAATCCCCAAGTACCGCTCGCTTTCGCTGAGATTCGTCGGCGGGATCGGGATGACGAACTTGAATCCCGCCACCAACAGATCCGCATCCTGTGCCGGCGCAGTCGGTGTGCCGGACTCAAACACCCGACGACCAATGAGCTGCCGGCCGGTCGTTTGTGCGGCATCCGTGGCGTACTCGACGTCGAAGGTGTAATCCTCGTCACCCGTCGTCTGATCGGCGGCCACCTCCACGGTGAACACCACCGCCATCGGCTCGCCATTGCCAAGCGACCGATCCTCCCCGAGGTCGATCACGTTGGTGCCGACGGCATCCACGGTGATCGCCTGTGAATCTGAAAACTGCCCCTGCGCATCCAAGATCATATTCGCTCCTTGTGGTTAAACCACATCCTCACGCCCTGGCTCACGCGACCGTCGCCTCTGTCTCCAACAGGGCGTCGCAGACCCGCACCGGAATCCCGCGGAAACTGGCCGTCCGCTTGCCATCCACGGTCTCCCAGGTCAGTCCACCTCCGGAGATCACGTCATCGCGCCGCTGGATGTCCAGCATCTGCATCACGGTGCGGTTGACGTAGAACGCCGCTCGACCCAGGTTGAGTGCCGGGATGCGGTGAATCGCCTTGATCATCAGCTCGGTCAGATCGGCCGCGCTGCTCTTCGCCACCAGCGCGCTGATGTCGATGTTCGGGATCCGCACGACATATCGCCAGTCCTTCAGTGCGACCCCCGACTTCCACTGCCACCGATCCTGGTAGGCCCGCATCCGGTTGCCCGCGATGCCCGCCGTGGTCTCGACCGTGACCAACCCCATGTCTTCCTGCATGATCCCGGCCTTTGACCCCTTCGGAAAGATCCCGAAGCAGGTGTTCTCCCCCCACACCACGAGCCAGATCGAACTGTTGTCCGACCCCGCCCCGCCCCCAACCACGATGTTCTGACCGTTGGCCGCCGTGGTAGAGGAGTACCGTGTGGCCAGACCGGTAAACTCCTCTGGTGCCGTGCTGGAGTTGCCGTAGAACAGTGTCGAGGCCATTTCCTGGTTCATGGCTTCGATGAACGCCCGCGCTTCCGACAGTCGGAAGGCGTTGACGTTCCCGTTCAGCTCGGCCAGATCCTTGTCCACCTCTGACCAGGCCTCGAGCATTCCGACCGCCTCATCGATCTGCGCAGTGCGAGATTTGCTCGGCGTGATGCCCTGGTTCAGCAACCGCCACGCGACGGTCGGCAATCCTGTTCGCACGGTGGTGCGATGTCCGGTCGGCAAGTTGCCTTCCGCCCATAACATATCGAGCAGGATCTCGTTCGTCTGACTGAGGAGTTCTACAATCGTTGGCACTTTCCCATCCGGATCAAGCCGCTTGGCCCAATCCGCCAACGTCAAGACACTTGCAGCGAGCGTTGACATGATTACTCCTTATGTTTTCGCCGTTACTCCGTAGAGGATCTCGGCAGGGTCTTTCGGCGTTTTCGCCCCCGCCGCGCCAGGTAGCACAAGCTGATCCTCCGTCATCGACTTGCCAATGCGTACCAACCCGCGCATCAGCTCTGGGTGATTACCTAACCCAGTATTTTCGAGAGCCTCTTTGAAAGCGTCGGTGAAGTAGCGCGCGACGACACGCTTTGCGAGCTCGGCGTTCTTCGGGAACATGTCCCCGCCGATCTCCTTATCGGTCTTGGCGGTCTCCATCCATTCGCCCTTCTTGTCCTCCACCAACGCGACCTGGCCCTCCTTGATGGCCGCGGCGGCTGCCGATTCTCGCTCCACCAAAGCCTGCGCCTGCGTCTGTGAGAGTCCTTGCGCCTTGGCATAGGCGGCAATCCTCTCGACTGCGGCGGGCTCCAAGAGCGAGCCATCGGGCACTGTGAACTCATATTTGTCGGGTGGAGTAGTGCGCTTCTTGACCTCCGTCTCAACCCGCACCTCAAGGTCTTGCTGTGCCTTCTCCTGCGCGGCCTTGGCCTCCACTTCTTGCGTCGCTTTCGCTGCGGCCGCTTGCTCCTCCGCCGTCTTCGTTCCTGCGTCCGCTTCGGTGTTAACCTGCGCGGCTGCTGTCATTGTCCTGCTCCTTCTGTTGCTCCTGCATCATCGTCATCAGCGCACCTGAACTTGCGCTGGTGATCTCTGCCAAGAGGAAATGTCCGACATCCTGCATTCCGGCGTTATAGTGAATGAGCGCGCTGGCGTGGTAGATCGACTCAAAGACGCGGCAGTGCGTCATCAATCGCCAGAGCAGACGTCGTCCCTGTTTGGTTTCTAACACCATCCGCAGATCATCGAGCTCATCGCGTCGCGTAAAGCGCTCCCGCTTCTCCGCCTCGCGCACCTGCCCCTCATCGGCGGCGTTCTTGACCAGAGCACGCTCAGGCACTGTCGTCCTCCGTGCTGCTCATGCGCACCTTCGTCACATCCGCGAGATACTCGTTCATGAGCCTGAGCAGCGTCAGCTGCAGCGGCAAATTACCCCCTCGATCAATCGCCCACACGATGTCGGTGTCGTCCTTGGTGAACTGCTGATGATCCGCCCAAGCGATCAGGAAGCTAATATTCCTCCGTTTGAGCTCCTCGACGATCTCGGTGATCGGGACGATCTCCAGCGCATTCATGCCGGCGTCCCCGCGTTGTCCTCAATCATCCGCTTCAAGGCGTTGTCCTTTTCCAGATCCGCCCCGGCGAGATCCTTGGCAGTCTGCGCTCCCGCTTGCAACATTTGTAACATCGCCGCCGCTTGCTGCGCTTTGGCGCGATTGGCGCGCATGGCCTCCACCGCTTCATCCGATCGCGTGACCCCAGGCTCCACCCCGAGGCGATCCGCCACCACATCCACCATCTGATCGGTATCGATCTTGTCCAGAATCTCTGGCACAACCTTTGAGGCTTCCAGCGCGAACCCGGCCAGCCGCTCAATGCCCGCGAGCCCGACCAGCTTCTGCGCTTGCGCCATGATCGACACGTACTCCACTTTCAGCGGCAATCCCTGCAGCTCCTCCGGCGGATCTGGAATCAACCCTTGCCGGAGCATGATCGCAAACGTAACATCGATGAGCGGATCCAGCAAATCCTGGTTGAGCTGCTCCAGCACGGGGCCGAGCGCCAACAGCTTCTCCTCATGCCGTTCGTCAATCTCCCGCGCCGTCGGAGGCTGTTGACGCGGATCGGTGGCCAGCATCAGGAACAGATCCTCGAAGAACACCCGCCGGATGCGTTGCCGGCACTGTTCTTGTTTGCCCTCCATTTCCTGCACTCGCGGGTCGATCTGGTACACCGGTCGAAATCCTGACTGCCCATCGCGGACATCCAGATGTGTAATATCCCCGGGCAGGACCGAGGCCTTGACCGTCCGCAGCGCGGTCGGGCCCGTCATGGGAGGATTCACCGACTTCTCAATCGCCTGCATAAGTCGTCGCTCCCCGAGCTGGAGCTGCTTCACATCTCCCAAGGCTTCCATGCCTGGACAGGAGGTGCCGTACACGTCCTCGCCGGTGGTTTCCCACCGAGGACATAGCACCGGGAAGTAGTCGTACCCGGACTCGCGCAACCGGTGATCTCTAACCTCCTGCGCCATTGCCTGCTGACTTGTCCCTCCCAGTCCGCGCTCGTAGTAGCAGCTCCGATAGCGTTTAAACTGACTCCCCAGCCTGTCCGGATCGTACTCGTCGTTGGGCTGGATAACATGGACGACCTGTACCCACTGCTCTTTTTCTCCGCGCTCCCACAGATCCTTGATGTACGGGCTCCCACGCTCCCAGGCGATCTGTGCGCGTTCGACGAAGAAGGTCTGCACAATCTGGCGCACCGTCATCTGAAACTCGCGCACGAGCACATCCACAACCATCCGCTCGTTCAATCCCATCATGTAGGAACCGATCGGAAACGGCATGGTGCGGATCACGTCACCCGTGAAGTCCTCCTCAACATACATTGCCGCCGTGCCAAACACACCCAGATCCCCATACATGACGGGCAAGCTGTTGTAGAGATTGGAGCGCCGAAACACGTCCTCCATGCGCTGGGTCACGAGGTGTAACCATGCTTTGACCTGACCCATCTCAGCCAGCCCAGGCTCCGCGGTCGTCAGCCGAAACCACGGCCGTGATGGCGACGTGACCCCCGCCATCATGCCCGACCGGAGGGTACGCGCCGCCAAGGTCGCTGAGGAATCGATGATCTTGAGGTTGCGCCGATCCCCCTTGTTTACATCCGTCACGGTGAAACGTGACCTACGCGGGAGGATATAGTCCGACAGATCGCGCCAGTGCGCGATGAAGGACGTCCGTTCCAGCTCCAATGTAGCCCGGAGTCGTTCATCGCGCTGCCAGCGCGTCTCGCCTGTAGGAGGGATTTCACCGTAGGCCATGCGCTAGCTCCCTAACAAGGTCTTCCGTTCTGTCGTCGCCCCACCCACGCTCCCTAACGGACTGGTCAGAATCGTTTTCCGTGCGCCCAGGGCCGCCCGCGACTTCTGCTTCTGCCTCGCTGCTGCGGAGGCAGGATCCGTCCCGGCAATCTCCTTGGATCGTGAGGCTTCCTGCGCGGCCTGCTGGCTCTGGAACTGCTGCTGTTGCTGCGCGGCCGCATTGGCCTGATCTGCCGCCTGGTTTTTGGCCTGCTTCTGCGCTTTGTTCGATTGGCTGATGCCCACCGCCGTTCCAGCCACCGCCGTCGCTGCCGTAATAATTGCTGCTGTTGCCACTGCCATCAGTCCAACCTCCTCGCATAGATGAGATCCACTAACTCATACCCGATACGCTCTAGGGCTTTGCCAAAATTGTGCACGGCCTTCACGTGGTGATAGACCACCTGGACGCCCTCAGCGCGCAACTGCTCGTCGCAGAAATTGATGAACTGCAACCCACGCCCGCGAGCGTCCGGGTCGAGATAAATGATGTCCTGCACCGCCTGCAGCGACCCTTGGTAGTGCGGGTTGTGTTTAACGAAGAACACCGCATATCCGATAAGTTGCCCGCACTCATTACGCGCGGAGTAGGCACGCACCGTCCCGCGCTCCTCGGCCGCCACGTACATCGCCACGTCAGGATCAAGCGGGATGTCCTGATAGTGCGCGATTTCTTTCCAGTGCGCCTGCAACAAGGGCATCGCCTCGCTAAGGGCTTCACGCGTGAGGGGTTCGCGTTTGTAGCAAAGCATTGACATCGTCATAGTCATACGCTCGCCCCTCCGCGCGGCCGAATTGGCAGGCCATTCGGCCCCAAGCGTGGCTCGGTCGAACGTCCGTCCACGCTCAACACCCCCTCCGCGCGCAGCTTGGCATCGAAGTAGCCAGAGAACTCCTCGCGCAGATTGTGGTAGTCGCCCTTGACGTAGAAACTGTCCTGCGCGGCACTCATGCTGTCAGCCGAGAGCGTAAACACCGCGACCGCCATCAGCCCCTTATCGACTCCCTCAACTTCCTTGCGCACACTCCAGAACCTCAGCCGACCCCGCTCCTCATCCCGGAGCCAATCGCCAAAGCGCGCCAGGGGCAAGGGATCCTCGGTGCTGGTCAGCTCGCTGCGGAGCTGGTGGAGGGTCTGGTCGGTGGCGGGGAGGCGGGTGACGCGGAGAAGGCTCATGGGCGGTGCGTCCAGCCCCAGGCGTCGTCGACGGAGAAGGACGTGCCAGCCCCGCCGCCAATGCCGACATTGACGGTGCCGCCTTGATTCGGGAAGGGGGGGGTGCCGCCTAAGACGATGCCTGTAAAAAGCGCCACCAATCCGCCGAGGTCGCCGGAGAATGAACTGTGCCACGGGCCGGTCGAAAGGTCCCCACTCGTCAGGCCGGGGAACTCCGCGGTGCCAGTAGCGGTCAAAGTTAAGGCTGTGCCCACGCCTCCACTCGTATATTGCGTCACAACGATCCCTGGCAACACCGTCGTGAGCCACCCATAGCCGACCGCGCTCCCCCGATCAATTTCCCCCAGAGAAAAGAGCGCCCCGCCTGAGTTGACGAAGCCCGCCACGTCCGTGGCCCGCGCATTCAGGGCATTTAAGTCCGCTTCCGTCAAATCGCCCTGGTTGGCTGGATTGCTCGTGTACAGGCCCGCCGTCGTGATGGCCAAGATGCCGGTGTTCGTGGTGCTGATGGCCGCCAGCCAGATGTCAATCGCGCTAGCCCCATCGACATCGGTGATCGTCCACCCGTCTCCGGGAAGTGTCGAGAGAGCGAAGGCGGCGTGGATGGCATCATAGGCATCGTAAAGCAGCGGATCAGGGTCATCTTCGCCACCGAGATTCACCACGACTTTCGTGACCGACGGGTCAAGTTCCGCGGCGATGTTCTCCAGCGCCTTCTGCATATACAGCCAGCCGTCTTTGTTCACATCAATACCAAAGTCATCGCAATCGCCATCAAGCGGACTGGAGGAGTCAAAGCAGTGGCCATGATCGTTGGAATCGGTCCCGTCAATGATCACCGGGCCGGCCCAGACCAGCGCGGGCCATAAAAGCAGACTCACCACCAGGCGCGCTATTCGCATACGACGGTCACGGTCAGATTGCTCCCCGCCACGGTACTGCCGACTTGGTCAAGGTCAAAGCTGAGATAGTTCCCCAGGGCAATCACCGTATCATCGAATGTCGTGCTGCTTCCCGATAAGCCTGCGGCCGCAATCTGCGGTCGGTTCGCTTGGGTCGTAAATACGGTGGTGCAAGTCCCTGGGGCCGAGCATTCATTCACGTCCACGATCAGGGCCGCGCCCGTCGGCGCGGTCGTCACCGTGAGATCCACGCGCACCGGCGTACACGCGATCGGTATGCGCCCTCGGAAGTTCTCGCAGTTCATGGTCGTGCTGAGCGTCCCCCCGCAGAAGATGCCCGTCGTCGGCTGGCCGCCGGTTGCGGTGGAACAGACGACCGTGCCATCACTCTGAAGGGCCGTGACCACCTTCCCCGTGGCACATGTGCCGACATGGACCTCCGGTAGAATGGCCGTCACCTCATCCTGCTTTGTCCAATTCCCCACGATGGTGTGCACGTCTCCCATCTCGGTCTGGTTGGTATCCTTGATCTTCACTGACGCAAAAACCGTGGCGCTGCACAGCAGCCCGCACAACAGCATGAGGGTGAGACGGCGCCTCATACGCCCGCAGCCTCCATCCGTGCGTGCTCCAGCGGATCATAGTCATGCGCGAGGGAATCAGCCTGCCGACTACGCCACAGCTCCGGCGACGTCTGCGAGGGCATCTCCGGAAACGCAAAGGTGAGGGCGAGGGCATCGCCGTAGTTGGGACTGAACCCGAGTCGTTTCTTGATCTGCTCCTTCTCCTCCAATCGAAACTTACCGTTGTGGAACGTGTAGGTCGGCGTGGTCAGATCCCGCGCCAGCTGCGGGAGCTTGGGCAGCGCCCCGCCCCGCTTGACCCACTCCGCCATCAAGAACCACATTTCAGAGCGACGGTTGAAGTACCGGGGATCCATCGCTTTTCCAGAGAAGTTGATCTCCTGCGGGCTGTACCCCGCCTGAATCAGATGATCGACCGCGCCTGCCGCGTACCCTCCCGTGCCATCGAAACACTCCAGCTCAGACCCCCAGCGCGCCTTGCCTGCCGCGACTCGCGCCGACACCTCATGACTCCTCGGGCCGCGCATTTCGACTGGCCGGAAGGCCACCAACCCCTGACGCGGAAAGATGACCCACGGATCATCCCCGAACCGCGCCGCATCAATCCCCATACGTTTCTGCGCGAACTGATACTCCGGCTCCTGGTAGTGTCGACCCATCGCGGCCTCGACCTCCTCGGGCCCAAGCAGCGCGTTGATCGAGGTCGGCGGGAACTGCCCAAGGATATACGCCATGACCCAGGGATCATCGCGTCCGTAGAGCGAGATCTGCTGTCGCGCCCAGTCCAGGTCAATCCGGCCGGATCGCTTTGGATCCTCCGGATCGCCCGTAATGCGAATCGTGTGCCAGAGATGGCGCTGCGAAGTCGCCGCCAGATGCAGAATGCCTTGATGGCTCGTCGGGTTGCCCGCTTGGAGAATCTTCCCGAACGTACAGTTTGAGAGCCCTTGCTCGGCCGATTTGAGGATCGCCGGAGAGATGTCCCCTGACTCGTCAATCAGATAGAGGACAAACTTGGAGTGCAGACCGGACAGGGTGCGCCCCTGCTCCTGCGCATTCGCCGTCTTTGACCAGGCCCGGGCGGAGAGAAACCACGTCTCCGGATGCTCGCGCGCAAACAGCTTCTCCTTTGTCCACACAAACGACCGCTTGAGAAACTCCGACCGATCCTGCCATTTCGACATCTCCGGCCAGAGGTTGTCGCGCAGGTTATCCCTGGTCATGGACACCACCGCGCCCTTTGGATGCTCGCCTGCCCCCGCATAGCAGGACAGGAAGTTGAGTCCACACCAAGCCAACACCGCGGACTTGCCGGGCCCCGCACAGGCTTGGAGCGAAATGCGCTGCACCTCCGGATTCCCGAACGCGCGCAAGGCATCCACCTGCCATGCATCTGGTTCCGCGTGCAGCTCATCCACCACGAACCGCACCGGATCCGCGCGCCAGGCTTGGAGCTTGGCGTGCGCCTGATCAAGCACCAGCATCAGTTCCGACTCGTTGCCTCAGAGGGAGTCGCCATCGACCCCGCGACCAACTGTTCCAACGTCACATGGCCCTCAAATTGCGTCGGCGCTTTCTCCAGGAGTCCTAAGGATTGGATCAACGCCGGCAACTCCTTCGTGATCTGCCACGCCACCTCAAGCTTGTTGGCGGCGATAGCCCGCTGGCGCAATCCATCCGCCATCCCGATGCTCTCCGCCGCCACGCGTTCCTTCGTGAACTTGGCCACGAGCGGGGCCATGCGATCCTTCAGCAGCTGCACATCGCGTTTGATCGTGCTGTGATCGCAATGCAGCACTTGGGCGATCTTCGATTGTCCCCATCCCTCCATCCGCAAGGTTTCCACCAGCACGAGCCGATCTGATCGATGTAACTCCTTGGGATTTAACGCCCCTTCATTGATGGCTTTCAAGAGCTCTAACCCCGGTCTTTGGCTTAAATATGGCATCGCTGCCTGCTTCGGATGGATGCCGTTTTTCATGCGCTTACCACCTGTGCCAGCTGTGTTTTGACCTCTGCCGGATGCGCCGCCCATTGCGGGTCTTGGACGAACCTGGCATATCGGTTCCGTGCCACATCGACAAACCGTGGCTCAATCTCCATCGCATAGCAGCGTCGCTTCAGCCGTTCGGCTGCAATCAGCTGTGAACCAGAGCCTGAGAAAGGTTCATAGCACAGCTCGCCTACTTGGGTATGCACCCGCATCGGGATCTCGAAGATGCCGACCGGCTTGGTGGTGGGATGTAGCCCGCCACTGTTGCGCTTGCGCCCCTCCCAGTCCAGCTCCCACAAGTCGGTGTAGTAGTCGGGACTGGTGGGATCACCAGGACGTTCCATCCCTACCACCCAGACCGAACTGAGGCCTTTTCTCATACCAAAGTGGGCGGGTTTGTGACCCTTGCGCCAGCCCATCAGACAGGGTTCATGCCGCCACGGGTAAAACGCGAACGTCATCAACGCCGCCGGTTTCACCCAGACGATCTGCTGATGGAGGAGCAACCCCAGCTCGTCCCAGATCTTGGCAATCATGGACACTCGCTTATGGCTATGCCAACAGTAGATCGCCGCATTCTCGGCCACCACCGGCAAGGCCGACTCAAACACCGATCGCAGGAATCCTTCCGCATCCTTGATGTCAATTTCATGGTAGGACCCCGACCAATCGTGTCCCCCCCCCGGCCGATCTTTGCCCGTGTAGTCGACCAGATACGGCGGATCCGTGGCGAACAACTGCGCCGTCTCGCCCTGCATCAACGTCAGCACATCCTCACGCTTCGTGGAATCCCCACACATCAACCGATGGGGCCCCAACGCGTAGACCTCGCCACG